TGTAGACAAATTATGGTATGAGAATAGTATGTGGACTACTTTATACGAGGAAGCTTTAGTTTCAAGCTATAAAGGTGACTCTGTACTTAGAATATTAGCTGTAGACGGACAAATTAGAATAGATACAGTCAAACCAGATGTATATTTCCCAGTATATAATGACAATAATGTCAAAGCTCCAGTTAAAGAGCATATATTAGCTTATGTACAGGTAATTGCAGATAGACAATATCTTGTAGTAGAGACTTATAGAGTAGGAGAAATAGAAACACAGGTATTTGATTTCAAAGATGGTGTTATAGGAGGGGAATATAACCCTATGGATATGTTAGGTATAGAACCTATAGTAAAAACAAACTTAGGAGAAGGATTTAGCCTTATTCATCATATAAAAAACTGGGGGATGAGTGGTAAATTTTGGGGGATTAGCGATTATGAGGATTTAATGGACTTATTTTTTGCTATAAACAACAGATTATCTAGAAATGAGCATATATTAGACAAACACGGTGATCCAATTTTAGCAGTGCCTAAAGGTGTATTAGATAGCAATGGGAATGTATCAAGACAGCAATTAGGAATGATAGAACTACCTAGCCATCCAATGACAGGTGAAGCAGATAAACCAGAATATATTGTTTGGGATAGCAAACTAGAATCATCTTTTGCTCAAATTGATGTATTATTAGAGCAGTTATGGATTAGCTCACAGATGTCCCCTACTTTGTTTGGACTTACCAAATATGGAGTAGCAGAGTCAGGAAGAGCTTTAAAATATAAATTACTTAGAACTTTATCTTTGAAACACCGCAAACAGATGTACTGGGATAATGGAATAAAAGCACTTGTAGAGTCTGCTATTGAATTTGCAAGAAATAATCAGTTAACTAGTGATGGAATGCGACCAGCTGAGACTGAAGTACCTACAATCTACTGGCAAGATGGAATTATTATGGATGAATTAGAAATCCTACAAGCAGAACAGGCTAAATTAGATTATGAATTGACCACTAAAGAGGATGCAATCTCTAATGTAGATGGTATTACCAGCAATGAAGCTCAAAATAAACTAGCTAGAATACAAGAGGAATTAGATGCTAAGAATAAAGCTAATCCATTCTCAATGGAAAATAGAATGATGATAAATAACAACGACGACGAGGAAGACGACGACGATGAAACAGAAGATTAGTCCTGAAGGGATAGTCCAATCAGACATACAAGTTAAATTAGTAGAAGCTATTGTAAAAGAGGCTTATCTTGACCTTGCTACTTATGCAGATAGATTAGACAAAGGTACAGTCTCTGCTAAATCTAAAGCAATTAAGAATATTGCAGATAAATATAATCTACAACTAGAGGCTTGGGCAAACATAACTATCCCCTCTCTATACTATGAAGGGATGACCAATGCTGTTAATGCCTCAATTAAAGGTGGGCAAGTGTATAGTTTTGACCAATCTTTTGTAGCCAAACATCAGGAAGCCTTAGAAGCTCTTATATCTCAGACTTATACTTATACCAGCAAGATATCTCAAGGTATACAAGACAGCGGTACTAGAGCTTTAACCTTTGCTGAACAAGAAAAGATAAAAGTAGAAATAGGAAAAGGATTAGTTACAGGAGCTGACCAGAATACTATAGCAAAAGGAGTAGTTAATGTATTGAAACAGGCTGAAGCTACTGCAGTGGTATCTGTAGCAGGTAGAAGACAGGGGATTGACACTTATGCCTCTACCCTAGCTCGTAGCATATTAACAGATGCTCAATGGCAGGGGACTAGTAACACTATAATTCAAGAGGGATATGATCTAGTACAAGTGTCAGACCATTTTGGAGAATGTGCATTATGCCGACCTTATGAGAATGAAGTGTTATCTCTGACAGGTAGAACTAAAGGATATACTATTTTAGCTGAAGCTAAAGCTAATGGATTACAGCACGCTAATTGTAGACACTCAATTTCACCTTATACTGAAGCATTAGCAGAGGTAAGTAAAGTATGGGATGTTAAAACACAATCATATCAGCCTAAAGAATTAGTAGATGCTCAGAACTGGGTAAAAGAAAAACCAATTAAAGACTCTGAAGCAATAGTTACAAGAGAAGCTAAACAATATATTTCAAAAGGAGAAGCTAAAGCATTAGAATTAATTAAAAAAGGACAAAATGCTACACAAATAACAGATGCTGGAGTAGCTACAATAGGTGAAGTTATAAAAGCAAATCAAAGATATCAAGGATTAGGATTATTAGCAGATTATGATTCAGCAGAATTAAATGAAAATTATACATTATCTAACAGAATAGCAGGAATTATTTCATTATCTCAAGATAAAAAGATTCAACCATATAAAAAAGAATTTTTAGATAGATTAGATAAAGATTTATTAAAGCGAACAATGCCTACAGTGCCAGAAAAAGATGTTAAAACTATTCTTAAAGCCTATGAGCAATTTACAACTAAGATTGGAATAGAAGATTATAATATAGTTAACAAAGCTATAAAAGATAAAGATATAAAAACTATCCAAGAAGTCAAAAAAAGGACTAAAGACGAGAGATTAAAAGAAAGTCTAGATGTACTATCTGATTATATAGAAAAATAGGCAACAGATGGTAATATAGCCTTAACGGATCATCCACGATACGGATGTTATCAACATAATTTGCATAAATATGGCAGAGGATACAACACCGCTGGAGAGCGAAACCACTCAAGATACAACTACTGAAACCAAAGTAGAAGAGACAAAACAAGAAATCCAAATTCCAAAATCAAGGTTTGACGAGGTTAATAAGAAATACAAAGAAACTGCAGCTAAGCTAGCAGAATTCGAAACCAAAATCGCTGAGGAACAAGGCAACTGGAAACAACTTGCAGAGGCCAGAGAACAGGAGCTTAAAGATATACAAAACAGATATAGACAAAGCAATCTTGAAAAATCTCTAATACAGGAAGCAGTAAAGTATAATCCTCACGATGTAAATGCAATTATGCGATTTGTTGAGACTGACAAGGTAGCTGATGAGACTGGGGAAGTTAACACCACAGCATTATCCGCTGAATTGCAGAGAATAAAAACTGAAATGCCCTATCTTTTCAAACCTGAGATAACTAGCAATGCTGGTAACTCACAAGGAGGAAACCCAAGTGGAACTAGCGGAGTGATTTATAAAGAGTCACAGCTAAGAGACTCAGAGTTTGTAGCTCAAAATATCAAAGATATAAAACAGGCACAAAAAGAAGGACGAATATTAAAAGGACAATAATAATTAAATTACCAATATGGCCAATGAAATAACAAAGTCATTACTTGACTCATTCATCCCTACTGTTGCAGCCGCAACCGCTATGGAGACCTTAAAAGAAAGAAGAGGAATTTCACGATTCGTAAATGTAGATTTCTCAAACGATGTAAGAGCTTTTGGAGAAGCTGTAAAAGTTGGTTTCTTAGGAGACTTAGGAACTGCTGATAACAAAGTAGCTGGATCTGAATATGCTTTAACTGGACCTGATGATTCTGATGTAACTATTACTCTTAATCAACACAAGCACAAGACTGTTTTGATTGAAGATGTAGGACGAGCAATGGCACGACCAGATGTATTGCAAGGATATATTACAGAAGCTATTCATTCAGTATTGAAGCAAATTGATGTATCTGTAGCTACTCTTGGATTATCTTTCAGTAATACAAAAACTGAAACATCTGCTCACTATGATGATATTGTAACCTTGAGAGAAACTCTAGTTGGAAACAACGCTCCTATTGATGGAGAGTTCATCTATGCTGTATCTGCTAGCAAATATGCTGACCTTTTGAAAGACGACGATATCAACAAGCAATTAAACTTTGGTGGAAATGTAGCTCAAACTGGACAATTACCACAGGTTGCTGGAGTAGGTATCTTTGAGACTCAGTTGATCCAATCAGGAGGAAGCCCAGTACGAAAATACAATATGGCTTTCCACCGAGATGCTATTGGTCTAGCTATCCGCCCACTTCCAGTTGATGGAAATGGACTTGGAGTTAACCAAGGAGTTTACAACGACCCAGAGACAGGTCTATCTATCAGATTAACTATGGGATATGATGCAAAAATTGGAGGAATGTTCGCAAGAGCTGAAGCCCTTTACGGAGTATCTATAATGAGACAAGGACTAGGAGTAGCTTTATTAGAAGCCTAATCTAACCCCTTACTTATACTATTAAGAGCTTGAAATATAGCTCTTTTTAGTTTATACTAAAAATACAATTAACATATATCAAGTATGAATACACCAAGACAATTAGATAGTTTATACAGTAAAAAAGAAGCACATAATAAAGAAATATGGAAGCAAATTAAATATCATGAGCTTTTATTACTTGGAGAATTAAAATTTGGGACATCTCAAGACAAACTAGATAGATCTTTAACAATAAGAGGATTATTAAATCAAATTTGGGAATAATATGACAAATATCTACTATGCTACACCACCATTAAGAACCAAAATAGGCGGTTTTGGCAATGTTGCTAACACTTGGTACAATATCAACCAAGATGACACAGAAATACACTTTGAGACAGAGAATAAAGGGCAAGAGATAGCTTTCTTATATCACCAGCCACCACAGGTAGAGTGGCTTGAAGGCTGTGGTAAAAAGATAGGCTATTTTATGTTCGAGTCTACAAAATGCCCACCAGACTGGGGAAAGTATATGAAAGAATTAGATACCATTATCACCCCATCCAAGTTTGCAAGGGACATATTCTATAATCAGTTTGGAATAGACAGTATAGTTATCCCACACGGAGTAGACACAGATATATATACTTATCAACCAAGACCAAGCAATCCAGTGTTTAAGATCTTACACTATAATGGATTTGACTTTAGAAAAGGTTTTGACATTGTAATTGAAGCTTTTACACAAGAGTTTGACCCTAAGGTAGATAAGGCTATGCTTACAATGAAGGCTTATAGTGGCAATAATTACCCTTATTTTGATTATAGGATAGACACCATTATAGAAGATTACAATCAGCAGGAGCTACTGGGATTATTGGCAAAACACGATGTATTTGTGTTCCCCTCCAGAGGTGAGGGCTTTGGGATGACACCCTTAGAAGCAATGAACACAGGAATGCCAGTAATTATACCTAATGCTCACGGGATAGCTGAATATTTTGATGATAGATATTGCTATGAGATTGAGTGTGATAAGGGTAAAGCTGTATATTATAGGGAGGATTATGACCAGCACGACTTAGGGTTATGGTATGAGCCACAAATACAATCTACAAGAAAACAATTAAGACAGGCATATAATGACTGGTTAGCTAAGACAGGGCAATTTACAAAGGGATTAGATAAGGAGCGGTCAGAGTATGCTAGTCAGTTTAGTTTAAGGAAATCATATAATGAGATAAGGCAACAGATGGTAAACTTATAGTAATAAAACTATAAGATTATGGCATTAAACACAATATTATCTCATCCAGATCAAGATTCCTATGTAACTGTAACTGAAGCAGATGCTTATCTTGCTAGTAAGAAGAATTATGCCTCCTGGAATGGTTCAACTGCTCAAAAAGAAAACTTCTTAAAACAAGCCGCTTTACAGATGAATGATTTAAGATATAAGGGATATGAAGTATATGATACAGATAAAGACTATCGTAGAGAGCAAAATTTAGCCTTTCCAAGAGTTAATATAGATAAGATATACTATGGCAATGTAAGTAGTGCAACTAGTACTACAGTATCAATTTTACAATTAGCTAACCAACAATATTTAGGAGATGATGTTTTGAATGGGGGAGCAGTTGTAGTTAGAGAAGGAACAGGAAGAGGACAGATAAGAGCTATTACAGATTGGACTAGTTCAACAGGAACAGCAACAGTATTAGCTTGGACTACTCCATTAGATACAACCAGTCAAGTAGCATTTATAGCTCCAGTAGATAAGAAGATTAAACACGCTCAAATGGAACAGGCTTATTTCTTATCATTATACCGAGATGAAGACATTATGAACATAATTACAGGTGTAAGTTCATATAGAATAGGAGATTTATCTGAAACATATGGAATGGATAATGTAAGATTTGCTTTAGTAGGAGGATTACCATTTTCACCAGTAGCAAGTCAATCCTTAGCAGGATTAATTGATACTACAGGTTATATAACATACTAGATATGATCCATTTATCCAGATATTTAAATCAGGGGATACAATTAAATAAAAGGACTGCCTATGATAAATATGGAAAGTCAACTACTACAGCTTCTACAATAGATGCTAGAGTTGTATATGTAAACAGAGAAGATAGAGGATTGCAATCCAAACCTTTAGACTATGATGTAGAGGTATGGGTATATCCAGATGTGGTAGTAGCAGTAGATGATACAATTACAGCAGATGGGTTTACTTTTAGAGTTATAGAAGTACAATTATTTAAAGAAAGATTAGGAGAAGTCCACCATAAGAAGCTATTATGCCAAAAATATGTCTAGTGTTAGAATTAAAAAAAATACTTTATCTAGTAATTTAAAAAAACTTCAGACTATAAATCCTATAGATGAATGGGGAAGAATATGTGCTGGAGAATTACTTAGATTATCTAGATATGTAGTACCTTTTGCTAGTGGAAGATTATCTCAATCAGGTTTCTTTAGACGAGAAGGTCAGTATTGGATTACAGGATATGATACAAAGTATGCAATGTATCAGCACGAAGGTATGAGAAAAGATGGGACAAGAGTAGTCAGGAATTGGAGCAATGGTAGAAAAAGTAAATATTTAGAAAATCCATTAAAAGAAAATATTAGCACTTGGAACAAAGTAGCAAAAGAAGTATTAGCAAGTGAATTAAAGAAAAAACTATGACACTACTTACAGATATAACTACATATATAGATAGCAATACAAGTTTAACAGCTGGGACTAACTTATTTATAGGGACTTTACCTGCCAATGTAGATAATTGTGTAGGTATATTTCAATCAGGAGGTGTAGAGCCTACTACATATCTTGATGTGATCAAACCTACTATACAAGTTTTAGTTAGAAATACTAATTACGAAACAGCACAGCAGTTAGCTTATCAAATATATGATCTACTACATCAATTGTATAAAATTACAATGGGAAGCACTGAAATATATACTGTATTTGCCTTGCAAGAACCTACAGATATAGGGGAGGATGAGACAGGTAGGGCAGTGTTTACAGGTAATTATGTGTTTGAGATAAAAAATTAGGCAACAGATGGTAAGATAAGAATATAATTAATTTATACGAATATGGCATTACAAGACATCAATGTTGGATACGCTACAGTCACTTGGGGAGGAACATCTTTAGGTGAGACTGAAGGAGAAGTAAGATTAGAGGTTATAACTCAGAGAGTTATGCAATCATCTGATACTTATGGAGTAGAAACCCCTTATGATATGATTGAGGTAGGACGACAATTAAAAGTTACCGTTCCTATGTCAGAATATAGCTTCTCAGTATTACAAAACATAATACAAACTGCAGATACAGCTGGAGGAAAATTAAAAATTGGAGAGACTGTAGGAGCTTCAACCAGAGCATTAGCTAAGAAATTAGTTATCCACCCAATTATTAAAGGAAGCAATACTGGGTCAGATATAACTTTACACAAAGCAGTTGTATCATCTGAAACAATTGAAGTATCATTCTCAAATGACAGAAGCCAAATAGAAGTAGAATTTATGGCTCTTATTGACGCCACAAATACAGATGGTATACTAGGATATATCGGAACACCTGCTTAATTATAAATTATGGCAATTAAAGCATTAACAATATCACAAGTATTAGAATTAACTCAGGAATTACAACCAATTCTTGAGTTATCTTCACAAATAGATCCACAAAATGTAGCAGAATCAACTATGAGAGTTACATTAAGCAATCTTGAAAAGGCTATCCCAGTATTAGTTACTTTAAGTGGAAAAACTTACACAGAAGAGCAAATCAAAGAAATGAGTCTTGTAGAATTGACTAAGTTAATAGATGACATTTTAGAAGCTAATGGAGTACAAGAACTATTGGGTTTATTTACCAAAATCAGCCAAAAGTTTCAGAGCCAGAAATAGATAAATATCCTCCTAGCTTGATAACTTTAACATATGAGTTTATGGCTCATAACTATTCGTATTCAAAACAAGAGACAATGCAACTGACTATCCCAGAGGCATTGTTTTTTTATAAACAAACTCAGAAAAGACAAAAGATTAAAGCAATAGATGAGATATCTAAATATGAGATATTATTAGCTATTGCAACTAATCCACATATAAAGGCAAGTGAGGCTAGAAAGCTACCTAATGAGTTCAAGAGGATAAAGATGAGGCTAGAGAATAAACAGGTTAAACCGCAAGATATAGAGAAGAATTTAGATAGATTAAAGGGACTGCTAGGGAGTAGATAGGCAACAGATGGTAAGATATAAGTAATAAATTAACATATATATGGCATTATCAGCAGGAGCAGTAGTAGCACAATTTGATGGGGACTTCAAAGGTCTTAATAAAGGCTTACAAGATGCTCAGTCTAAAGTTAACAATTTTACTAGTGATATAAAAAAAGCTGGAAATAAAATAGGAGAAGTATTTAGCAATATTGGTGATGCTGCTATAAAATATGGCAAGATTTTAGGAGTAGCAGGGACTGCTGCTACTGTGTTTGGAATAAAAACAGCTGCTGACTTACAATCATTATCTACTAGCTTTGAAACTTTAACTGGAAGTGCTGAGAAGGGTAGAAAGGTATTTACTGACCTTAAAAAGATGGGAGCTACTACACCTTTTGAAGTAGGTGATCTAGCCAAAGCTACTCAGACAATGTTAGCTTTTGGAATTAGTGTAGATAAAACACAGGGGTATCTTCAAATGCTTGGAGATATATCTATGGGAAACAAAGACAAGCTGGGAGGATTAGCACTTGCCTTCTCACAGGTACAATCAACAGGTAGGTTGATGGGACAGGACTTATTGCAAATGATCAACCAAGGCTTTAACCCATTACTTGTTTTAGCACAAAAAAACATAGGAGAAAGAATGGGGTTAGATTTTCAAAAGACTCAACAAGCTTTGAAAGATAATAAAATAACTACTGGGCAGGTTAATGAAGAAATGATCAAGCTTAAAAAAGCTATGGAAGATGGCAAAGTAAGTGCTACGGATGTGGCTAAAGCTTTTGAATTATCTACTTCTGAAGGTGGATTATTCTACAAAGGGATGGAGCGAGGAAGTAAAACTTTGTCTGGAACATTTTCAACCTTGATGGACAATATAAAATTGATGGGATCTGGGTTAGCAGGGTTGTCAGATGATGGAACTATTGCGGAAGGTAGTTTGTTAGATTTAACACAAAAAGGAGTAAATGCACTTAATGAGGCTTTAGGAAAAGTAAATTGGCTTCAAGTAGGTCAAGCTATTCAAAAAGCCCTTGTAGAAGCTCCACAAAGGGCTTCAGAGGCTTTTCAATCATTTCTAAAATTTATACAGCCAATAATGCCATTCTTAACCGTTTTAGGAGGTTTATTGTTATTTTTGGGGACACAAGTTTTATCTGCTTTTAGATATGCTTGGGAACAATTAAAACCTCCTATAATGGATTTATGGAATACTCTTAAAGCTTTTTGGATTGCTATACAACCTATATTGATGTTATTGGGAACGGTGTTATTGTTTGTAGTATTGCCAATGATACAAATAGCTATAGCTAGTATAGTACAGGTATTCAAAGGATTATTAACTGGAGTAAGTGGAATTATAAATGTTATATCTGGAATACTTAATGCCTTTATAGGGTTGGTATATGGTATATTTACTGGGGATTTTTCAAGAGCTACAGAAGGGTTTAAGCAAATATTTAGAGGATTAGGGCAATGGATACAAGGAGCATTCCAGCTTATACTAGCTCCATTTAGAGGAATTATAGATGGTATTACAAACTATATGAGAGGAATAAACTTCTTCCAGATAGCTGTTAATTGGATGCAAGAGTTAATTCGTGGTATACAAAGCAAAGCAGGTGGAATTGGTGGAGCTATAAAACAAGGAATTGGTAATATGCTACCAGAAGGTGTGCGAAAACTTATCCCAGGGTTTGCCGATGGAGTTAGAAACTTTGGCGGAGGTATGGCTATAGTAGGTGAGAGAGGTCCAGAGCTTGTTAATCTACCTAAGGGAGCTGATGTATTTAGCAATGAAGAAAGCAAGAGAATGGCTGGAGGTCAAGGGATTACCATTGAGACTATGAATATTAAGAGTGGTGTAGACTGGGAAATTGGAGCTTCA